GAAATTTCAACACCACTTATTAATAATTTAGTTATAGATGACACAGGGTAGGTTGGTAAATATAAAGAAGCTAATTTAGGAGCATCAAAAATACAATAACGCAAATAGTTAATATCATAACTACTTGATTCACTATCATAAGTAAAAAGCCTTTCTACCAAAGGACGATTACAAAATTTTTCAAATTGAGTAGATACGGCATTAATTAAATCCTCAATCATATTCTTTAACTTTTCATCTTCAAGCAAATCTACTTCTTCTTCTGACATTTGAAAATAATACGTAGTATCTATTAATGCATTTTTATTTAAAGCCATCATCTACCTCTTATTTTGCTATGTGAGGAAACAATCTATCTTTAGGCCCAGGATATTTAATATCCCTGCTATCTCCTAATTCCGAAAATGTTTTTTCTTCAGGAGGATAGAAAACTGCTTTATTTTGAGAAGGAAAACGTAATGATTTTATTTTCTCAGTAGAAGCTATTGAAATAATTGCTTTACCTGATTTAACAAGGCGATTTCCAACTTCTTCATCCAGATTAACTATAATTTTTCCAAAGTTTCTTATCAGGTTTCGATCTGTCAGCTTATATGTCTTTTTCATAATTTAAACCACCTTTCTAAAAAAAGAGGGTAGATACCGGAATATCTACCCCCTCACTTACTCATTCCGGTTTACTACATTGTACCAGAATTAAGATGCTGCAAACTTAGGTTTACGTAATTCACCATAAGTCAAGGTAGGTTTAGTTCCCACCTGAGTTACAGGTCTGCGCTGATTTTCATAGGTCATATACAGACAAGACCAAACAACAGAATCAGTTCCAACGGTGACATTGACCCTGACATAACGCATCGGATCATATACCTCAATGAGATAAAGACCAGCAGCATCGATTTGTTCAACTGTAATAAAGTCTTCATCCCAGGTACTTTGATCAGGTGAATCCTGAATGATCAAATCCAAAGTTCCATCAGTACCAACAGAACCAACGTCAGCCAAAATAAGCAGACTATTGGGCAACTGTACATCGGCCCAAAGATCTACACCATCATCATCCGGTGCATTTGCAGCAGCACCATTAGCATCGGAAACGGCTTGCTGAAAGTACCCGAATTTGTAATTACTGAGCATATCAAACATAATAAATTCCTCCGTAATAATGTTATTGAAAAATTAATTTTTTAATTAAGAATTATACATTACCTAAATTACAGATTAGGAAAGAGCAGCATCCAAAGCAACAAAAGCTTGAGGAATAGCTGCCTGACCATCAAGGCGACCGGAACATCTCAGGGCCGTTCTGTTATTACGGAATTTGTAATGACGTGAGGAGTCCATGCTAAAATCCTGACGGAAACCAATATAGTACCAAGTCCAGGTTCCGAGAATAAGGTCTCCAGTATTACCAAGGGCAGGTATTTTACCATCTGCCAAAAATGCAGGTTTACCCAGGATGGTCATATCATAACCTCTGGAAAGATCACCATACATTTCCTGCAAAACAAGTTCTTTGGAAGATGAGCTTACAGTCTGACCACGGAGAGAAGCACGACCTTGCTTGGTAATAAACCAAACAGCATTATTATCAAATACTGCTGGCATACGAGACTCCATGTTCAAAACATCCTGCACTTCAATGGTATCAGCGGTCTGACGAAAAACAGTTAGTATCGAAGGATCATTGATAATACCAAGAGGTTGTTTCCCTCCGGTTCCCTGGATAAAAGACTTGTCAGTATACCAGTACCATGCAGACCGGAAAAGTCTGGTAAGATAATTGACCAGATTAATAACCGAATCATCTAACAGGGTATTAGTAATTTCAGTATAACCTGCAAGTTCATGGACGATCATTTCGACCATTCCAAAGTTAGGTTCGGTTTCCGGTTTTTCTCCACCTTCCTCTACCCAATCAAAAGTAACTCCTGCAAAGTTATCAAACCCTGCATCCTGCACATCAGGATTTTGCTGAAGTTTCGGAAACTGAATTTTCTCACCACTCATAGGCCAAACGGTAGAACGTTGCCATACCAAAGTATCCTCTGAATCGTACATGATCATCATGTTACGAAACTCCTCCGGTACAAGGTATCCACCAGATTCATCTGAACCTTCTGTCATAAGCTTACTGACAAGGCCATTTTTCAAATAAGCAGCAAAGTCTTTAGCCCATTGAGTCATTTCATCAGAACATTGCACCCAAGGATTGCTCTTATTGTTAAGATTAATAACCGATCCCTGTGGAGTACTCATAATCCCACCATCAATTCTCAAAGTAGGATTGGTCACAAGGTACTTACTAACGTCTTTTGCCCTAAAAGGAACTTGAACATCTTCTTGCAGGTCTTTGATCATCTGCTGAACGGTGCTTTTTACCATATCAGAAAATTCATCTCCGACCAATGCATCCTCAACTTGCCCCTTCAGCAAATTGATCAGTTCTTCTTTACTAAGTTTCATAATGGAATATCCTCCTATAAATAATTAAAATTAAACTTCAATCTTAAAAGAATCTTTTACTTCTTTTAACGTTTCCTTCAGTCTTTCACTAAATACCGATTTAACAGCAGTTTTGGCATTTTCCTTATTAGATAACAAATCATCATCCAATTCGATCATTTCATCATCATTGGTTTTATCATTGTCAGGGGAGAACAATGAATCGTCCAATTCAATGTCATCATCGGATTTTGAATTATCTTTATTATCCTCATCAGGAGCCAAATTATCATTACCTTTATTATCGTCCATTTGAGAATCAGAATCAACTGTTTTCTCATTAAGTAATAATTTAATTTCAGATAAGCCCTCAAACACTTTCTCAAGGGCAATTTCAACGCCTTTTGAAACAGCGTCAAGGTGTTTACCAAACAATTCTGTCATTTTATCCAAATGATTTGTCAATGTTTTTTCACTATCATTAATAGAATCTGCGTCTTCTTCTTCATCCTCAAGCATAATGTCCAAATCAGGATTATCGTCTTCTTCTTCATCCTCATCCTTACTCTTATCATTATCTGTGGGAGCAGGACAAACGGCAGGTACAGGTTCATCAAATTGGGGAGTTTGTTTTTCTTCCTCTTTAATTTCCACTTCCCAACTTTTATCTTCTTTTTCATCATCAATCCAAATCCAATTATAATAATGAAATTTGTAAGTTTTATCAGTATTATCATTAATCCAAGACTTTATATCTTCAGTATTCCAATCTTTAGGATCAAAATAATAACCAACAGGAATTGGATCATCCGTAAAAGAACCATCTTCACCAATTGAAGAAATTGAATTAGCATAAACAGCCTGAACACCTTCAAGATCTTTATCATTAACCACTACCAATTCAGGATTAGTAAATTCACCCAACTCCTCACGTACTGGATAAAAAAGACCTTGTTTAGTTTCAGCAAATTTCACAGGATAACCTAATTGAAGCATATTCTGAATATTGCTAACACCATTTTGAAGAACAGTAGCATTAGGATTAGCAGGAACGGTTACTGCTGAAATCTCAAGTAACTCTTGCTGAAGAAATTCCATTCCACCAAACCAAGGATCATCTTCATTACGATATTCAAATTTGAGTCCTCTGAAACCAACGGAAAAAGATTTAAGAAACCCTTTCCTATACTTGTTAAAAATCTTCATACTGGTATCATCATCCTCATCAAATTGGGGTTTAAATAAAAGCTTTTTAGTAGTTTTATCAACCCATGTTTTCAATGATTTTGCTATTGGAATTCCCCAATAGTCATGACTCCAGGGAACCATCGGATTCTTTTTAAAATTTTTAAGATCCCATCCATCCTGACGGATAATATCTTTATCCCTATCTTCATCCTCAGTTGAAGCTACAGCAATAAAGGATTTAGCTCCCTCATCTAACTGTTCAATCTTTTCCACCGTAACATCCATTGCTCTAACCGGATCACCATCTTTCATAATGGGCCGACCATCTTTTGCTAAAATTGCATAAGCCATAATTTTACTCCTTATCCTTAAATTTATTTTCAGTTAAAGTACAATCACATGAGAAATTTAAAACTTCATTAGGAAAGCGAAGTTTCATATTTCCAATCTGAAACTGATCCTTAGAAAGAAAATTTTTTAATTTACCTCTATGTCCACATTCATTACTATTAATAACCCACAACATTTCGGTATCATGCTTACTAAGAATCAACCATTTAGCATAATTGATACATGCTCTGGATAAGGAATTTGTTATTTTTGCTAACCTTGGATTAGAATCCATTTGATCATTAAAATAATCTTTCCAATTACTTTCATTCCATTTGGGGTTTTTAACCAAAGTGTTCTTATACTCAATTACTACCTTATCCAAAATAGGAGCCATCCAATCATCTAATTCAGTTTTTTTAAAGATTGCTTTTTCTCCAAAGTAGTCGAGCATATGATCCACCATACCTGTTATTATATCAGCAAATACATATTTGAGACTGTCTTCAAGATCCTTTTCATTATCAAAACCCAATTCCGGTTTCTTCTCAGAAACTAATTTACTTTTAATAAAATCATTTATTGTATCTCTAATAGCATCACAGACAACTTTAAAATGACCATTTCCCAATAAATCAATTGATCTACCATCAGTAGGATTATCATCTCTATCATCTGTACCATCAGGATTTACATGAGAATCAGGTTCATCATCCCTATCGTCATCTTCTGGATCTGGTGTTGTCTCATCTCCTACCTGCTGTTGCATAGCTAATTGAGAATCAAGTATTTCATCTATTCTATCCAATGGTATCATATCCTTTGGAATAAAAATTCGATCTCCACCATCAATTTTTTCAAGCTGATGAGTCTTTTCCCTAAATTCATTTAATGTTAATGTTGAAACACCTACATGAATCCTTCCTTCTTGTACTTCAATTAATCGATCTCTTGGAATTGGATTTAGATGTTTAAAATCAATATTATCATTAAATGTCGGCATTATCTCTTTGGTAATTTCTTCATCCCAAAGAGTTAAACGTGGTTGGATTGATTCCCTATTAAATGATATGTCACTTTGTACATCACCTGCTCTACCATTATCACCAAATCCTAACTTTGATTTAGGAACTCTATATGCAGCAAAAACCTTCTCCATTGACCATTTAGCAAGGTTTAAGAATTCAAAATCACGATTTGCATAAGATATTGGTACAGGTTTTAAACCCGAATCTAAAACAGCTACATCATGATATGATCCCTGATATTTTTCTCTCCAACGTTCCTTTAATTCATCAGCTTTTTGTTGATCTATCTTCTCATCAGTAGTTAAAGCAAAATCAATTCGTGCTGAATTCTTAAAAAAATCTCTTTCATAAATTTCTATATATGAATCAATATCCTGAGCATAAGCTTGTGATTGAATCGGAGATGCACCCACATAAGGATTAAAAGGATGAACATAAGTCAAACATATTAATTCATTTATATCAAAATCAATAAATCCATTTCCACTTTTAAATTGATATTTAACTTTTGGCCTAATAATATCATCAGAAACATCACACTTAATAAAGTCATTCATATTCAAAGGCCAAAGTTCCCATACTTGTCCTAATTTATTTCTTGCCATATACACAAAGGACATTCCACACATATCCAATTGAATTTGACAAAATGATTTAATAAACCGAAAACTCATTAAATCATTAGGACTACGAAATGGTTTCGTATAAATCTGATACCCTTTATTTTTAGTGGTTAATTCTTCTCCTGTATTCTTATTATAAAAAGAATAAGGTATAGTAGAAATACGATCTGAAATTAAACTTACACAAGAAGAAACCCATGATTTATATTCGCCTAATTGAATTTTTGGTTGAGTTTTTAAATTAATAACTCCACCAGTTTGTTCTCTCCGTAGCATTGTAACCAAATCATTATAAGATTTCTTTCCAAATGTAATCTCAACAGGGCCAATTCTCATGTTTAGTCTCCTACTGTGTTTTTTACCGTATAACGGAATAACACATTAATAGATAGATGGGCCACCACTACCACGAAATAGTTCTTTCGCACCTTCTCTGGCAAACCAAGATGCCATTACTATATCGGAAGTTTCAAAAAAAGGATGATGTTTAAATTCTTGATAAGCTTTATGCCAAGGATTACGTTCATCAATATTTCCAACTTCAGGTTTATCAGTAAAACACCACATCCATTCTTGATTTTCAAATTCTTTATCAATGGATGGTAAACCTATCATTGGATCGGCTTTATTGCGTCCGGTTAAAAATGATTCTACTCTAATTCCGTACCGTCTATACTTTTCATCTCCTAAAGATGAAATAAGCATATCAATGATTGCTTCTTGCACACCATTGTTTTCAGCTTTGTATAGCTCACAACCATACTTCCTAAAGTACTTGATCATAAGAGGTATAATATCTCCTGTACCTCTCAATGTATCAATTTCCAAAGGAACTTTCATACCAGTTTTTTTATGAACTGCGAGAACCACTAAAACCGTTCCTGGCCTTTGTAATCCAGCAAAATCGATTCCCCCAATGAAAAACCAATTGGTAGGATCTTCGATAATTGAGGTGGGCTTTACTCCGTAGTGACAGCATTTGAGGAAATGGGAAAAGGTTTTATCTGAATCAGTATAAGGAATTAAACGATAACCTCTATCAAAATCTCTTGTACCTAATTCCTTATGTTTTATTAAAAGATCTTTACCATTAAACAATGACCACAATGGAAAAAGCATCTTACGTCCAAATGAATCTTCATATATAAGACCATCTTTATTTTCTGAAACGGCAATGCTCATCCATGACCAAATTGGATTATTTTGTATCACTCCTGCTAAATCATTCTCATGCCACTTATTCATCATTACTAATGCTTCTGAATCTTGCGGAATCAAACGTGTTAACCAGATGTTTTTAAATACATCTTCTATTTTAACTCTTGTGGTAGGTTCTAAAACAGCAGTTTTAAGATCTTGAGGATCATCAAAGATCAATAGATTAGCACGTCCACCAATGGCTGTTGACATAACACCATAAGCTTCACACGTTCCATCTTTCAACATAGCTGATCTTTTAACGATAAATCGTTGGGAACCCCAAATGGGGGTAGGAATAATATGAGGAGCAACACGTTTAAAATCTTCATCTTTCTGAATGTAATCTCTGACAGCCCTACATCGTTTAACTGCTTCAGTTTCAGAAACATGAACAAGCTTTATTAAAATATTTGGATTTTCAGCAATGCGATATAAAACATATCCAGTACACAATTGTTCAGTTTTACCATGACCAAAAGCTCCTAATACTAAATATCGATTAAAACCTTTGGATCTGGCAAAACGTAAAAAGCGATGCATAATATTATGTACCGCTTCATTTCTAACTATTTTACCTCTGGTATCTTTTAAAATTTGTTGAACAAACCACTCAGATTTTCTTGGAACCATATCTTCATATTCGACATTGATTCCATCAAGTAAATAAGCTACTTTGCTTTTTAAAAATGTACCTATTTCTTGATTAAATGCAGCTTCCATCAGTGGCTCATTTTCTCCGGTTCATAAGCTAATTCTTTCATTTGCTGCATATTAATTACTTCATTTTGAACATCAAGATCTCTGAGTTTTCCATAAACTGAAGATCGAATATGAGAATCAAGTTCATTAATGGCCCTAAATACCAATTGGATAAATGAATTAAGTTTCAATTCATATTCATGCCGAACAGTATCTTTTTTACCATATTTTTCAGGATACAATCGTTCAAGTAACCACCCTGAAGCTTGCCATTGACCCATATCTCCAGCTTCTTTGATATTGCCTAAATTATCAGCTTCACATTTAATTGAACAAGCATCCACAAATTCATCAAATTCAGGATCTGAGCGCAAAACATCAAGTTTATATTTGGTTATTCCAATAAGCTTTGCAGCATCATCAATTGTCAAACCACGTTCCATATACAGGCAAAGCTTGCTTTTTATAAGGGTATCACTTATGGTTTTGGTATGTTTATTGGTTTTAGCCTTTAAAGTTAACCTTTTAGCCATTGAATGACAATTCCTTTAATTACTTAATTTTTAGTTAAAAAATAATATATACAATGATTGCAATTATCTTAAATTATTTCCAAAAGGTATGTCAAGAGGATTTTTAAAATGAAAGCCAAAATAATTGATCGGTTTAATCAATCCGATACTCCTTTTTTAAATAACTTTCAAGAAGTAATGATAGAAAGATTAAATTTAAATTATAGTGGGTTAGCTACTCCTCACAGGTGTAAAACTATTGTTAAAAAAGTACTTAATTTTCCAGAAAAGTGCATGAATGTGAAGACCAAAAAGGGATTTTTACTATCATGCAACGTTGAACCCGAAATTTATATTCTGGCCCAAGAAACCTGCAAAAAAATCACCAATTCTGTAATGCCAATGGATGAACTCCTGCATCTGTTGCTGGTTTGTTTCATTTTGACCTACCGAGAACGCCCCAATCCTGTAATTCCATTCAAGCATGTTCGTAAAGGTGCAAGATTAAAGAATCTACAACTATTTCAAAAAAGATTCTCACGCTATTACCACAACTCCGTAGTATCCTTTAAACAAAATTGATGCAAACCCTTACGTACCATGCGTTTATATAATTCTTGACAGAAGCTTGAAAGGGGAATATAATGGGAATATTGTAGAAAAATGGCAGGATCTGCTGACCATTTCAGATCCTGCCAGTTTGGAGGTAAGACATAAAGCAGTTAAAAGAAACCCACTCCCAATTGTCCTGAAAAGGAGTAAAAGAACAATTGAAAGCACAACCAAATAAAATTTCCCGACCAAGGAAGAAAACATATCAACCAAACAACGTAACCCTTAAAAGGAAAGAGAAAATTAATATGTCACAACACATAACCCTTAAAAGGAAAGGAGATTAATATGTCTCAACCCAATAGTATACCATCCGAAAAACCGTGTCAACCCTTTTTTGAAAATCAATTAAATTTTAAGTTAGAAGATCAGCTTTTAGACCACTGTGCGCTGTATTGCGTTAATATCATCCAGCAGGAAAACAGCCCCTGGCAACACCATGCAAATTTAATAGGCTACTGGCAAAGCAAAGGCCAAACCAAATTATCAAAAATTCAAAAGAAACTTTTACACTACCTGCATCAATTTTACTTCAGTCAAGGAAAAGCTGCCTACCACAAAACAAGTACCCTTGCCACCAATCATCTTAAAATAAGTAGACGCCACACAATCAGATCTATCACACGTTTAGTGGATCGGGGAATTTTAATCCGATTACATTATTGGTCAGACAGGTATCAACGATTTCGATCTGTCCTGTTACCAGATCTTCATAAAACCCCTAATGAAAAATTAGTTTTTACATTAAATAAAATAAAATATCCCCTACCAGATACATTTCTAAGCAATCCTGAACAAAATCAATCATTTGATAAACAAACAAGTTCATACCCCTCAGAAACGGTCAGCCCCCCCTCAGAAACGGGGTCACCCTCAGAAACGGGGACACCCTTATTATTAGAAACGGGGACAGGGGGGTGTCCCCGTTACTTTGGCAATGTACTGAATTCACTACGTATCCAAAAATGTAATATATATACTAATATACTATATACTAACTACTGTGCAAATAACCACTATTCTAGAAAAATTAACTTCGTTAATTTACATTCCCCTGTCAAGAGCCAGGGGAATGTGAATCCTGGGAGTTTAAATTCTGTACCAATAACCCAACCATTATCAAAGGCGCAGGAGACTAATAATATGCAAAACCAACCTAAACCAAAACCAAAAAGAATAACGTTAAATATAAAAAAGAAAATTATTCATCCACCATCAATCGATGAGACAATTAATATTCTCAAGAAAAAAGATTTTAATATCAAAAGTGTTCCTCAAGTTTCTATATCTGATTTATTATCTTATGTCGAAAACAGTATTTTTATGGATTATGCCCATAATAACCCGAATATTGAATCTTTGGATTTGAATAGCTTTTTTAGAATACGTATGTTTAATCAAAATACATTTATTGAACAATATGATTCCAAGCTTTTCAAAATGCTGATTCGATTGTTTACTGACAATATTCAATTCAATGACATTGCTTTGGTTCAATTGTCTAAAAAAATTATTGGTTATTGGAGTGCCTGTGCCAGAAACAGTAAAGGCAAAAATAAGAATACAAAATTTACTAACCATAATCCCAATCTAAAAACTAAAACAGGTTTTAAACTCTACATCAGTA